TTTAAATGTAGGTTCATCTTATGCAATGGCAAATAATTCAGTATTCTCATATAATACGATAGGTTCAACTTCAACAGGAAGTGGTGGTGGAGATAGAGGTGGAACTTGGAGATTTGGTGGTTTATTACTTTATAATAAAGCATTATCATTAGCAGAACTAAATCAAAATCACAAAGTATTTCAATTAAAATTTAATAGAGGTTAATGTACGATGTTTATTACACAACTGGTGGAGGCCCTTGGGTTAATGCTGGTACTGATACTTGGGTAAATCTATGGATGGAATTAGTTGCACCTAAATTAGATGTAAAACCAATTCTTTTAATTCATAGAACAAAACCAAAAGAATATGGAGATTATAAATTTCCAATAGAAGCTCATTGGCATGGTGATGATGTTGATTTTGCAGAAAATCTTTGTAAAAATGCAAGAAGAATAAATATATTACATGGTCATTATACACCAATGAAAATCCTTGAAGATAATAAACACAAGATACATTCTAATATATTGCATAATTCAGTAGACCATATTTTAAAATCACAATTAGGAACAGATGCATCACTTGCATGGCATCCTTATTTAGATTCAAGTTGGGAAAAACAAATAAACGAATGGGCAAAACATTCTATATGGGTTGGTGTATATGATATATTATTTGAAAATAGAAATATACCAAATTTTTATGAGTTTAAACATAACTTACCTTTATCAGAATCAAATACACTTGGATTTGCGTCAAGGTGTGAGGGAAGAAAAAATCCACATTATTTAGATGGACTAAAATCTTATTTACTAACTAACTCACAAGAATTTAATATTATTTGGAAACAAGGAACAAAAATGGATACTTCTAAACATAAAATATATCATTTCAAAAAAGAAGTAAAAGATAAGTTTTATAGAATGGATTGGGGAATATCTCACTCAGCATTTACATCAGAACCATTTGGTTATGGAATATTTGAAGCAGTAGATTATGGTAAATTACCTATATTACATTCAACTTGGTGTAAAGATTTTGAATATCCTTATAGAGTTTCGTGTAAAAAGGATTTTGTTAATATTTATAGTAGGTTAATCGAAACTCCTTATTCTGAAAAAAATAAATGGTTTACATTATTAAAAGATTATATGATTAATAATTATACCAATAAAGATAAGTGGATAAACGATTTACTTAATATTTATAATATATAGGAGAATAATATGCCAACATTAAGTTCAGGAGATACACTCAGTTTAAACAATTTAGCAGGTGCAAATGGTGTAACACAAAATGATAATGTATCATTAGGTACAATTAAAGGTTCACCATCAGCAGGTGATGATATTAGTTTATCATCATTCGCAGTTGATTCAATTGGTTCTATGAGTGGATATACATACGCAGTAGAAAGTACAACCGAAACATATACATTAGGAACAACAGGACACGGTTCAAGATTTTTAGCCTATAATGGTTCTTATAGTGGTAATGGAACTTGGTCTGTGCCAGTTGGTAGTAAAATTTCATTAAATACAAATAGTGGTTTATCTGCAACTTTTGATGTTGGTTCAATGACAAACGCAGAAACACAAACAATATTACAAAGTGTAATTACACACACAATTAGAGGTAATTTTGCAGATGGATATAATGACCATATTGGTAGTGGTAATGGATATAATGTAAACAAAGAAAAAACAGTTTATTCAGTAGATTCATATGATGGTAACTCAACAGCATTATGTTTGACAGTTGATACTCCAATCGAATTAGCAAATGGTGATATTATAGAAATCGGTGATGCAGAAGAAGGAATGAAATTAAAAGGATATTCTCTAAATGGTTTAGATTCACATGATGATTCTAACTATATGGATTGGAATACTTCTGAATTAAATGCAGAGGAAAAAGAAGTAGAAGTTTCAAATGTTGTATTTTCATTTGCAAGTAGATATTATAATATCAATAATGGAGAAGTTAAAGCAACATCTGAACACCCATTCTTAATTTTAGAAAACGGAACATATAGATTTAAAAGAACTCACTTACTAAATGAAGGTGATATTCTTATAAAAGCAAATGAAGAAGTTGCAATTGAAAGTATAGATGTAGTAGATGAAGATGTAGAAATTGTTTCAATAGATGTAACAAATACAGACACATATATAGCAAATGGATTTATAACACACAACAAAGGTGGTAATTCACATACTGACTTTGATGGTCCAACTGCACCAACAAGTGTATCTTATTCACATCCAAGTTTATCATGGAGTGGGGGTACTGCTGATACTGACTCATCAGGTGGTATTACGGCATTCGATATTCAAGTAGATAATAATTCAGACTTTTCATCACCAGTTATTGATGAAACAAACTGGGACGCATCTCCAATACAATTATCAGGTGTTATTTCAGCAGGAACTTATTACGCAAGAGTAAGAAACAAACAATCAGGTTTAAATTCTGGTTGGACTACTGTTGGTGGTAATAACTCATCCTTTACAGTAACGGCATGGCCAGCATAATAATTTTTATGTTTTGAAAAAAACTATATATTTATATATATAAAAAGAAATTTTAACTAAAATATATCAAAATGGCAGAAACAATAAAGTTTACAGAAGAAGAAGTTTCACAAATTAATCAACTTAGACAAGATGTTGGAAATATTTTCGTACAACTTGGACAATTACAAATTGAAAAGAAAAGAAGAATTGAAGAAGTTGAAACAACTGAAAATCAACTAATACAACAACATCAAGACCTTGTAAAACAAGAGCAAGATTTGTTTAAGAGTTTAAATGAAAAATATGGGGATGGTAACTATGACCCAAATACTGGAGAATTTACACCATCTACAATAGAAGAAACTAATTCCGAAGATAGTAAAAAATAATCTTTGGAAAAAGTAATTAATACTTATATAAGAGTATTATTATACAAAAATTAACAAGGAGTAAAATAAAATGGCAGAAAAAATTGTATCACCTGGTGTATTTACGAGAGAGAATGACCTTTCTTTCGTTGCTCAAGGGGTTGGTGAAATAGGAGCAGCTATTATAGGACCTTTCCATAAAGGACCTGCTTTCGTTCCAACCATTGTAAATACACAATCAGAATTTGAAGAAATATTCGGTACACCTAATGGAGACTACTATACAGGATATACCGTACAAAATTATTTAAGAGAAGCAGGAACAGTAACTATTGTTCGTGTTGGTCATATTGGAGGATATACTGAAGTAGCACCTGAAGCAATTGCAGTAACTGGTTCAAGTGGATTAAAAATAGTTGGTGTTTTAAACACTACACATTTATGGGGTAGTGATACTGGTGTAACTGCATCAATAGACGCACAACCATCAGCATCAGCATTCTCAATTAGTATTAGTGGTTCGGATAGTAACTATAATACTTCAATATCAGCATCAGTACTACCATCAGCAGCAAATGATTTATCAGATGTATTTGGTGAATCAGCAAGAGGTCCAAAAGGAGCATACCTTTACAAATATTTTGAAAAGGCTGCAACTGACCAAACTGATGATTTTACAGGTGGTGCTAGTGTAACAAAAATAGAATTAGCAGACCAACCTTTCACTAACGATTGTCAATTCGCTTCCACTCCTTGGATAAAATCACAATTGATTTCTGGTGAAAGACATGACCTATTTAGATTCCATACTTTAGGTGATGGTACTAATTATAATAAAGAATTTAAAATCGCTATCTTTAATGTAAAAGCAGCAGGTTCATCAAACGCTACTGACTACGCAACATTTTCAATTGCAGTTAGAGGATACTCCGATACTAACAAAAGACCAGTAGTTCTTGAAACATTTAATAATGTTAACTTAGACCCAGCTTCACCAAATTATATCAAAAAGATAATCGGTGATATGGATATTAGTATTGATTCAGTTGGAAAAATGACAATGAATGGTGATTATAGAAACTATTCTAAATATATTAGAGTACAATGTTCTGATGAGGGTTCATTCCCAATTACAGCAGGACCATTCGGACACGCTAAATATTTATCACCAATTTTAGGTAATGACTCATATATGCCAGCAGTAATATTCAGTACTGCATCTGATGACAATACAGCATCTAATTCAACTCAATATAGTGGTATTGATTTAGAAACTGCAGTAACTAAAATTGATAATGCACATTTCTTATCTCCAATTCCAGTTGGAGCTGCAAATGGTACAAACGCAGTATTTGGGTTTGACTCACAATTATCATATGAACTTACAGGTTCTGCAGCAGTAGATGTTAATAAGAGACAATTATTAGTTGGTTTCCAAGGTGGATTTGACGGAATTAATCCATCAATTAAATCAGCGAAATATGGTGACTCAGATTTTGGAGCAGGAAACTCACAAGGATTTGATTTATCAACTTCAACAGCAAGTGGTTCAGTTGCATATGTAAAAGCAATCAACGCAGTATCTAACCCAGATGATTTCGATATCAACTTAGTATCAGCACCAGGTGTTGTAAGAAGATTACACTCTTATGTGTTTGATAAAGTAACTGATATGGTAGAAGCTAGAGAAGATGCATTCTTCATTGGTGATGTAACGAGTGGTGGGGATACTATCGGTCAAGCAATCACACAAGGTGAGGCAGTTGATTCTAACTATGTAGGTACTTACTATCCTTGGGTTAAAACAATTGATAGTAGAACTAACAAACTTACAACTATTCCACCATCAGTATTGATGCCAGGAATTTACGCTTCAAACGATGCAGTTGCAGCTGAATGGTTCGCACCAGCAGGTTTAAATAGAGGTGGTATTGTAGGAGCAGTATCTGTACTAAACAGATTAACTCACGCAGAGAGAGATACTTTATATGAAGGTAAGATTAACCCAATCGCACAATTCCCAGGAGAAGGTATTGTAGCATTTGGTCAAAAGACACTTCAAGATAAAGCATCAGCATTAGATAGAATTAATGTTAGAAGATTATTAATTAAAGTTAAGAAATTTATCGCAAGTACTTCAAGATACTTAGTGTTCGAACAAAACACAGCATCAACAAGAAGTAAGTTCTTAAATACGGTTAATCCTTATTTAGAAGCGATACAACAAAGACAAGGTTTATACGCATTCCGTGTGGTAATGGATGAAAGTAATAACACTCCAGATGTTATCGATAGAAATATCTTAGCAGGAGCAATTTACTTACAACCTACTAAGACTGCTGAATTCATCGTAGTTGACTTCAACATCTTACCAACAGGGGCGGCATTTAATGCATAATATAAAAAAATAAAAAGGATATATTTATTAGTATATAATAGGAGATTAAAAAATGGCAGAAGTATTAGAATTTAACGAGATGTTTTATACCAACTTCGAACCGAAGATGAAGAATAGGTTCATCATGGAAATCGATGGTATACCTTCCTATCTCATAAAAACAGCTAACAGACCAACAGTATCTTTTGAAGAAGTTACTCTTGACCACATTAATGTTAAGAGAAAACTAAAAGGTAAAGCAAGTTGGGAAAATGTTGAAATTACATTATATGACCCAATCGTTCCAAGTGGTGCACAAGCAGTAATGGAATGGGTTAGAACATCACACGAATCTTTAACAGGTAGAGATGGATACGCAGATTTCTATAAGAAAGATGTACAATGTTACCTATTAGGACCAGTTGGTGATAAAATTGAACAATGGACTCTAAAAGGTGCATATATTCAATCAGCTAATTTCAATGACTTAGATTGGGCAAACGCAACTGACCCAGTAGATATAAGTTTAACACTAGCATATGACTACGCAATATTAGAATTCTAATCTACTCCAACTTATTTTTTATAAAGAAAAAGTTCTCTTAGTGAGAACTTTTTTTATGCTTTTTTTCCAACTTTTTAAAACTTATATATTTATATACAAACAATTAAAATAAAAGTTTATGGCAAATTATGATTTTCCTACCGAAGTGATATCACTCCCATCACAAGGTAAATGTTATCCTGAGAGTAATCCCCTCTCAAAAGGACAAATAGAAATTAAATATATGACTGCAAAAGAAGAAGAAATTCTTGCATCGCAGAATCTGATACGAAAGGGGGTGGTTCTTGACAAGTTATTTGAGTCGATTATAGTAGATAAGGGTGTGAATGTAGATGACATTCTTATAGGGGATAAAAACGCTATAATGTTAGCGACTCGTATTTTAGGTTATGGTAAAGATTATATTATCGAAACCGAAGATGAAATGGGAGAAAAAGAGTCAATCACAGTTGACCTTTCTAAAATTCAAACAAAAGAAGTTAGTTTTGAAAAACTTAATCAAGAAAATAAATATCAATTTACCACTTCTACTGGTGTTGTTATTGAATATAAATTTTTATCACATGGTGATGAAAAGAAAATAGATGCGGATATTAGAGCTTTACAAAGATTAAATAAAGGTGGAGTATCAGCTGAACTAACAACAAGATATAGACATATGATTTTATCAGTTGATGGTAAGGATGATACAAAATCAATATCTGATTTTATTAATAATAAATTCTTAACAAAAGATACAAGAGCATTTAGAAAAGAACTTTCATCTCTACAACCTGATGTAGTTATGGAATATGAATATGATAACGAAGTATCAGGAGAAAAGGAGAAGCGCCCAATTCCTATGGGTGTAGGGTTTTTTTGGCCTACCGATTAACTACTCCACTATACTTCATAAACAAATTTTTGAATTATGTTACTATGGTAATGGATTCAATCAAGAAGGAGTTTATAGGTTACCTATTCATATCAGAAACTTCTACTATAAACAATTAGTAGATGCGAAAGAGAAAGAAAAGAAAGAGCAAGATAAAGCAGTAAAAAAGTCTAACGCAAAAGGACCAAATGTAAGAGTGAGGAAATAGTTCCTCACTTTTTTTTTGTCTTATATTTATAGTAGTACAATTAGGAGATAATATGAGATTAACTGAACAAGATAAAAAAACACTTAAAGAAACTCATGATAAGTGGTTAAATGAAGCAGGTTGGCTTGCAAAATTATTTATCAAAAGAGCTGCAAAAGATATTAAAAACAATAAAAATATACAAAATGCTATTGCAGACGCAGATAAGTTTACTCTAAAATCAAAAAATAAAATATCGGATTTATTTAGTGGTGATAAAGAAAAAATAAAAAAAGCATTACCTGATAAAATATTAAGAAAATCACTTGGATTTGATTTTTAATAGGAAAATAGGATAAATGGCTACTTCAAAAGAACAAAAAGAATATAATGCGTTACTTCAAGTAACGCAATCAATGCTTGGTAAAATAAACAAAGCAACAGAAGATATTGCAAAAAATTCAGATAAAAGAAACAAATCCTTATCCCAAGAATCATCACAACTTCAAAGTATAGTAGGGTCTATCAAAGACTCTGAAACTGCATCAGCAGCTTTAAACAAGTTAAAAAAACAAGAACAAGATATACTTAAAAAGAATTTTGGTGTAAATGAAAAAAATAAAGCAAGTTTATTAGCACAAAATATCGCAGCTCAAGCTTCTATTGTTAAAAATCAGAAAGCTGGTCAAATCATAGATGCAGTCGGACAACAAATGACTGAAAATATGTCAAAGGCTAATAAAAAATTAGATGAGGTTAGTGAAAAGTTAGAAAAAATACCTATCATAGGAAAAGGGTTATCAGCAATGTTTGACCCTTTCAAAAAAAATGCAAAAAAATCCCTTGAAGCAGTAGGTGCTCAATTTACTGGTGTATTCAATAAAAGTTTTTCAATGGCATTGAGTAGAGGAGCAACTGTTGCAACCGCATTTGGTGGTGCATTAACTATGGGACTTACAAGTGCAAAGAGAATGTTAGGAAAAATTAATCCTGGTATTTTAAAATTTGCAAAAGGAGCTTTAATAGCAGGTGTTGCATTTTTTGCTCTAAAGAAAATGTTTGATGCCGGATTTGCTTCATTCAAAAGAATAGATGCAGCTGCAAAAGAATTCAGAATGAGTACAGGTTTATTAAATTCACAAACAGCTGGCCTTGGAGATAAAATTAAAAATGTAGAATCTTCAATGGCATCTATTGGTGGTAGTGCAGAAGATGCAGCAATGGCAGCAGCTGAGTTTACCAATACATTTGATGGAATAGTACAACCATCTGAAGAAGCAATGATGAATCTTGTTGCGATGAATAAATCTTTAGGTGTTGGTTTGACGGAAGCATCACAAGTTGCAAAGGTATTTAGAAATCTTGGAGATTTAACAGAGGACCAAGCAATTGCTCAAACTGCTAAT